TCATTTGTGTCATTTATATTTAGATCAGGTTCTACACTAGAATCAGTTGCACGAATTTCAGCTGCACGAATTGTTGCTTCAGCATTTTTATCAGCAACGTAACGAGTTGTTTCATTAATAGATTCTTGTACAGCAGTTTGTTGATCAGAAACATATTTTTGAACATTGTTTTTCTGATCTTCCATCGCTTGTTCAAATTGTTTATTTGCTTTACTAATTTCTTTAAGTGCTTGTCTAAGTTCAGGTACACTATCCAAATCTACAGCAGCTATTGCAGAATCAGTATCACCGTTTTGACTAGCGTTAAATGCTATATCACGGAACATTTTAATCTTTTCTTCGTTGATCTTAGCATTTTCAACAACAACACCATAGTCAGATTCACGATGTTCTTGAATATTTGCATTTACATAAATATGTTTTCCGTCTTTCTTGTTAAAATATCCACTACGAATATCATCTTGATATGCAATTTTACTAAATTCTAAATCAGCAATATGATCTCGTTCTAGTGCAGCATTAAACATAGTAATCATAAGGACATTACCAAGAGAAGCACGATAAATACTTTCTTGCATAACTCCCTTACCTGTACTAGCCATAACATCACCAAGACGATAAGAGTTCATATTAGATATTTCAAGTGCTTCTGATTTATATTTATCTCTTAATTCAATAAGCACTTTGAGATAATTTTCAACAGCCGGCATACCAATAACACGAAATCCTTGTGCAACAGTATTAAAATCAACGATTGTATCATCATATATTAAAGTATTATCAGCCTTAATATAAAATAACTTTTCGTTAGTAGTACCAGTATTATCAGGATTAAGCATTGATTGAGGAATAACCTGAATATATCCTTGATACTTTGCGATAGTTCTTTCTTGTTGAAGACATAGAAGCCTATCAATAATTACATAAGGAATAAGACGATTAGGAATAGGATTCTGAATAATATTTCTAAGAATGCCCTTTTTACCACCAACAGGAAGTTTTGGAGACATTGTATGTTTATCATATCTCTGAACATCACAAGGTTCAGGTTTAAGATAAATACCAGAAGTTTCATGTCCAAATCGCTTTCCAATATAAACTTCTTCAATCCATTCTGTACGAATATCTGTATCGAATAGTGGATCTAATTCATAATCATTTCCAACAACTTCTTCTTGTTCTATTCCAAGCGGATCAACAAATGTACGAACTTTAATTGGTACTTGTGTTCTCCAAATTATTGTGTATTCAGTTAAAGACTCACTTGAATCAGTAACATCAAAATTCATTTCTTTATTTAGACTATAGTCTATATCACTAACTTGATTATTAGAAATTACTCTACTAGCAAGCCAAAGACCTTTAGCAACATAGCGTCCATTAGAATCTCGAACAAGACTTTCTAAATAACGTTTTTCTTCTTCTGTAAGTTTATTCCAATAAAGAGCTTTAACTTTAGTTAAAGTAATTTCCTTTTTAATTACAAAGCCTGTAAAATCTTCTACAAATTGTTCGTCATTATAAATAGGAAAACCTTCAAGAGGTGATAAAACATGAGTATATACCTCATTATTTAAAATCTCTCTGTATGTATAAAATTCTTCACAGCACCACCAATAGAAAAAAGATTGCAGTCGCTTTGTATCAAAGTCATTAATAGTATTAATTAATTCAAGAATATGTTTACCTTGAATAGCTCTATCATCAACCCATTTTTCAATAAATTCTTTAGCAAACTTTTCTATATTAGGTGGTTCAGAATCTTCTGGAATTTCTTGATTAGATATTTTCTGAAAATGTTCATTAAGTAAATTAATCAATGATTGTTGCATTAATTTATTTACTTCTTCTCTTACGGCTAAATCACGACGAAGAACGGAATCAGCATTTAAAACATTAACTGTAACATTATATGGAAGACCAATATATTCACCAATATTCCGCTCTCTTACCGTTGTAATTAAATCTATATCTCTAATTTCTCCAGGAAGTTTACCAATAGGTTTTTTAGTTTCTTCATCTAAAATAGGAGAAATAAGATAATTAATCGAAGCATTACTAATATGTCCATTAGCTGCTTCAAGCCATACTTTAATTTTTTCTTTATCTTTAGAATTAAGGTTTATAGCCTTATTAATAAGATAATCATATGTAGGTTTATAAAAAGTTGCTGTTTCCTTTTCATCTCTACTGCATTGTTGATTTGGAAATTCTACCATAAGTTAATATGTTTTATATAATCCAAGAGAATGTAAAAAAGTACCATTTGCTCTAACATTATTAGGCTTTCTTCTTTTAGTAATATAAGCAAGTCTTTCAAACGTAAAAACCCGCAGTGAAGAAATCCTATCAAAGTTACCTTTAATTGTAAACTGTTGGAACTCTAATAGAGTAGGGAGATCAGATATATAATGTAAACGATAAACCAGACTTCCGTCCTCGTTAATATTTATCAACTCGTATAACCATCGTTTCAGATTTATAATTCCATCTACGGCATTATCACCATCGCCAATATAAATTCCATATTCATTACTTCGTAATTCTTTAACAGTTGTAGATGCACTAGTAAGAGGGTTTTTAATAAGTCGATGAGCCTTGCTCCAACGTTTAAAATCAGCAACTACTGTACCTCTATCTGTTTCAGGAAGTACTTTAGCATTGAAATATTCGCTAGCTTTAAGACATTCAATAGAGCAAGCTTCTTGAGAATCATCTCGACGACCAACATATACAGCACAAATTTGATCACCAGGAACACCAATATCATTTGGATAACTCAATACATATATTGCATTAAGAGAATTTTTAGTATTAACTTCTTTTATGGTTTTATCTTTGCCAACAGAGTCTACAACAATACAATATAAATTATCTGGAATAACTCCATTTATTCTAAATGGTTCATGATAAATTCGCCATGCTCCATAAACATCATCTTTTCTAGTAAATGGAACATTAGTTATATAAGGATGTACTTTCTCACCTCTACGATAAAGTTCATCATTTGTTTCAAAATAGATACTATCTTTACTTATAAGGGGAACTTCCTTATAGTCTTCATCTAACTTAATAAATTCGTTCTTATTCTTTTTAATTGTAAATTGACCCTCACGATAAATAATATTACTCTGATTTGCACGAAGTGTTTTAATATGATCATTTAATTCAGTACTACTAAATATATTTTCAGTTTCAATATTAAATGCCTCACTAGGACTATCTGCTCGTTGAGAACAATAAATAGCAAAGTCATCAGCAGGAAGAGTTTTACGTTTAGCCTCTTTGTTTTCTCTATTTATAAGAAATGATTTAACAAGAAAACTATTTCCATGTTCATCCATGTGTGGTTCAAAGTTCCACATTTGAGGATGAAAAAATCCACAAACAGCATGACGCATATTAACATCCCAAATGTTTTCAAATGGCATCATGTCATTATTATTCGGATTGAAATAAGCAGTACTAAAATCTACCCAATTTGCTCCTTTAGTACCACCTGTTCCATATACACGTATTGTACCAACAGTCTCATCTCCAGATTCAGTAGCAGATGTAGTAACATTTAATGTTTCTTGAAGATTAGGAAATACACCAGCTTCTTCAAAATCTATTTCAACTCCACCTTTACCTACTGCAGCATTAGGATTATCTCTACAAGTAACACTGATAGCCTTACTTCTAAAACCATATTTCTTATTACCAGTCTTACTTAACTTATAACCTAATTCAATATTAGTTAAATCTTCACTTAAATAACCACGTTTCCAAAACGTATGATTCTCATACCAATCTAAACAAGTTTTTAACATATCTGTTGTAGAACCAGGATCAGTAAGATATTTAATATCCCATGCTGCAAGTAATATAGTTATTTCCCTATTTAAATTAATTGTATTAGCACCCTGACTACCACGTTTATGAGAATAGCCTTTACGTCTAGCTTTACCTTTACAAAGATGAAATCCATTTAATGCTACAAATTCATCAATTTTAAAATTCCAATAATCTCCATCCCAAAAACGAGGAAATCCAGGAACAAACTTTTGTTTAGTTTTACCTTGTTTATCTAATTGAATACGTTCTACAGCATTTGGAGTACGTTTAATTCTACCATAATTAAGATAGTTATAATGATCTCCTGTAATACGAAGTGGATAAAGATAGCTAATTTTATCTTCGTCACTAGCAGCATTGTACGCATCAATATCTTTACGATATAATTTACAAGGAGCAGTCATACCACTTCTCCTTCGCTGAGTTTCACGCTTCCAAAAACTAGTCCACCCTACACTATTAATTTTATCACTACAATAAACCTTATGTTTTTCAAAATAAGTAGCAGCTTCTGTAAAAAAATGAGTATTGACAAATACAAAATCCATCCTCATTAAGAAGCCATTACTATCACCAATTAAAAAGTCTTCATCCTTATCTATGTAACCTTTTTTAGAGGCAGGAAGATAATGTGACTTATCTTCAAAAACATAATCAATAAAAGGATGAAGACTCTTTATATAATTAGTTACTTCAAATGATATATTAGAAGTTTCTGTAGACATCTGTAAGTTCTGCGGTTAAATCAATATCAAGAGGATTTTTATCCCATGTTTGTCCTTTATATATACCATAACATTCATCAAGAACAACAGCAACATACTCAGAACAATATAGTCTACGTGTAGCTTTATATTTAGTAGGCCCAATCCAATACCCAGTCCAAACAAGAATCATTTGAAATATAAAATTAAGAAAATCATACTTATGAGGAATCATAAAATATTGACAGGCAATTCTACTAAAGTCATTGTGCACAGGAGGATAAATTCGTTTAATTTTTACTTTACGTCTAGAGATATAATCTTGAACATTATATCTAGCCTGAACACCATGAGCATCAGATTCAACAACCATTAATACTCCCCATAAATCAACAACTAGTGCAACATGATTTGTAACAGTAGTTACAGTAGCTAATCTTTTACGTTTTCTATAAATACGCATAAAAAACTGAATTGCTCTAGCTAGCCAAGCATTACCCTTAACAAGGATAATATCACCTACTTGTGGTATATAAACTTCATTCATAATAATTTAATTTTCAATATCATTTTCAGGATCCATACTAAGTGCTACTTCACTACCTCCTCTAGCAATTTTAACTTCTTTATCTTCTTCTTCAAGAAGAGTCATAGCTTCACGAAGTTTTTTAACTTGAGCAGGAACACTAGTAGCAATTTCAATTAGTTGTTTTTGATAAGTAAGAAGTTCAGTAATTTGATCACGAGTAAGAGTAGGTAAATCTAATGTAGCAGTAATATTATTTTCAATCTTACTAACAATTCTGTCATTAGAAACAAAAAGACGAATTAAACTTTTGATAGCTTTCTTTCCAGGAGAAAGATGTTCATTCTCATATTGACGCATTGCTGCTTTTACAACTTCATCTGGATCATAATTTTTCTCAAGACGCGCTTGTTGAACAGCATAATGATGTGCCTCTTGTTCATTTAATCCATGTTGAGAAGGATACGCTTCAAAATCACATTTAAAATAGATATATGCAAATTC